ATCAGATAGATTTAAAGCACATCACTCTTAAATGATGAGGGGACACCCCTTTTGAAGTACATACCGTGACGCATATACTCAAGCATCAGATATTTTCAGACGAAAATACTGGAAAGAAACATATCTAATATATATATATATATATAATTAATAAATAAATATGTATATAAAATCACATTCAAAAGAATGCTTTAGCCAACATTGATCCAGCTTAAACAACATCACTGAAACCAATACTGGAGATCTTATCAGTGATAAGCTAACCTATGTTAAGCTCACCACCAACAAGTTTATGGCCTAAAATCCCAGCAGTAGCTGCACTTAAATTTTTCTAAACTACTTTGGATAACTTGTTACCATCTGAAACGGTAACTTAAGATGGTTCGGGAGCGGAAAAAGAAGCAAAGTTTAACGTAGGTATGAATTCTACACCTGAAACAATCTCAATTCTATACCTATCGGAAGTAGAAATACCAGTCATTTAGAGATAAATTGAATTCCTATATAAGCTAGAGATAACATCAGCATCATTACCTAAAATGTTACTGACAAAGATGTTATCCTAAGGATCCAAAGGTATCCATATGTAATCCACTCCATTTTGACCGACACCTGCTAACTAAACTTCATAAGATGTAGGGTATTATCTTAATTCTTATGAAGGAATATTTTCAAAACTCGCCTAAGTTACACCGTAAGTTTTTCCTGGAATTTAACCAACCGTTAAAACTCCAGCTCTAACTGTGATATTAGATAAGGGATAAACACGGATTCCTGTTCGGACAACACGATAAGACGTAAATCTAGCTGTATCGCTACCAGGATTAAAGGATCCAAAGGGAGACATAGGGTGATTGGTCTTGGTGGTATTTAGTGCAACAAAAAGATCAGCTGAACCAGTATTAATTATATTTGTATAGCCCAAAGCAGGAGAATCATAACCATTAGAATAAACTAGATTGTGTGGGAAAACAACCATTGATAATGTTCCTGCAGAAACATGAGCAGCTGTGGTATCAATTATCATCTTATAATCGAACAAAGAAGTAGGTATATAAAAATCGCTTGGTCCACGAGAGACTTAAGTATTAAAAGGAGATAGAACTGATTTAAAATAAGAATTAACACCAGACTTGGTTAAATTCATCTATTGACTGTTACCCTTGAAGGCTTAGGTATTATTTTTAACTATTTCAAAATTTTTCTTCTTCTGACTGGCATTCTTCAAATTATTAGTTAAGTTTTAAGCTTATTACAATTATTTGGAAAGCCTATCTTATGCTATCTAATTAGTTTTCTACTTTTATTTTTATCTTTGCTATTTATTATCACGGTTCACACTGTTTGATCGTTTATTAGCTCCGATGTTTGTTAGGTTCTCAGAATTTTATAACGCTGGGTCGTTAGTCTACGGGGCATTGAGACATAATGTACTAGAGAAAAAGGTAAAAGTCTAGTCTGTATTTTTTATCATATTTTATTGAGTAATTAGTTTATAAAATCTGTCGGATAATCGGTCCTAAGAAGTTTTTAATGATTTTTTGTTTTCCAAATCATAACGGAAAGATTTTTAGAATTTTTTATACTTGTACTCTACAAGTTGATCACCATTCTAGTTATTTAAAGAGGCAGAGAACCTCTACAAATTACCACCTACATTTTTCAAATGAGAACCATATTCTACCTGATAAGCGCCAGTATAAGGAAACATAATATCCAGAGGAGTTGAATCTTAACCATCTAGTCTATAATTAACAGCCTAATAAGTAATATCATCGACTTTACCTGCACAATCACCAACCTATTAAAGTATCTGTTAATAAGCATAATCATTATAGATATTGTTATGATACGATCTATAATGTATACCAGTGTTAGCTTTATATCTGGATCCAGTACTACTTGAACTAATAAACATCAATTTCTTATATTTTTTAAGATCCATACCATCTATATATTAACAATCAAAATGTTTTTTCAACTGTTAAATAAAAGTTAAATCACCACCTGCACAATGAAGAGAAGCTGCTGTAGATCTAGATAGTAGGAAATCAGGAAGATCTGAGTCACTTAATGTTTACAACAATAAAATCCTATTATAATTTCTGAACAAATAGCAAAAGCCATTCTTAAATATACCTATCTTTGAAAGAAAATCTATAGTATATTAAGGTAAAACATCAATTTTCTTTGCGGCCTATCCTAATCCGTGATAGCCAAACATTTCTTTAGCATAACATTACCAAAAAATATTTTCTAACACTTACTGACGATTTTTCTCTATGAGTATGAAAGTATCATCACCTCCTACGGATAAAGAATACTTGCTAATATCTGCTTAAAACAACATAAATTTATTATACAAAATCACACGCAAACTATTCCCTAAAGTAGTTCTGGTGGGATGACCAGAAGCTACTGTACCATTAAGTTTTAATGAAAAGAACTTTTGACGCTTATTATTAACTTTTATATAACATTCAAATTCCATAATAAGATCGCTTACTATGTCTAAAACTTCACTGTACCTACTATAAGATAAACCTAAATGTTAATAGAATAAAGGCAGGAGTTACTTACACATTTCAACATCGACCATTTCAATCAACTCAGCATGTTGATTGCTGTCATGTGAAGAACCGTCAACTGCTATCGAAACAGGGTCCACAAAACGATCAAACTCTTTTTAGAAATACTATTCTAACTCATCGACGTTCTTGTTAGCTACATAATGCGGGTAACTAATTTTCAAACATTTCATAAGGACATAATTAATCCAACCACCAATAGCTTTGACTTCAAAACTAGGGTTACTGATATTTCTTGGTCTATTTTTGTAGGAATCGAAAGTCATGCCACTATTCTTAATAAAATACTCACCAGGTTTAGGAAAAGATTCTAATTTTTTATTAAACTTCATACCAGATTAAATTTTTAAAAACGCTTTCATGTAGTGATCTGCTTTAAGAGGTTCAGTCTCTGCTACATGGTCGATATACTTACAAAACTATAAATCTTACGCAGGTATCTATAACAAAGCTTCCTTCATTTTCTCAAAAGGTTATTCGCAGTTGTCCAACCAATTTTTAAATAACTTAAGAACTTTAGGATTGGGTCTAAGATTAGACTTACCTTATCTACCTACGATTGCAGCGATTGCATTCATGGGACAGGAACCATACTAAGCTATCTATGTGTTTAAGCTGAAACTAGGAAGAGTATCAGAAACTTATCTTTTGGCTTTAACCTTATGGCATGTACATAAATCTTAATACATATTTCTCAATTACTGTGGATTAGGGTTGGTTATCTTGCTTTTAGTGCTAGGATCGTAAAACACTAAGTCCCGAACAATATGAGGAGAAACAGTAGACACATCTAAATATTGGTCATTGATCTTATGAGTGACAAATTATTAATCAATTAAATCAACATCGTCTTAAGCAGAGTTTCTAGATCCTATGTGTCTGGTAACACGTACTCCTCTAACTCTGTTAATAATATCTCTGTTTTATTATTATAAATCACCTAAAACAATTAAGTTTATATTATTAGATAAACTGGATAATATTCTACATTTAATCAAAACTTCTTTAAATAAAAATAATAATAATTAATAAAATTAAGTCATATAAATATTCCACAAATCAATAGTAAATAGAATGATTTTATAATCACTCCAAGCAGGGAATAGTATTTATTAAGCAATTTTTAAAAATTATAAGGTACAAAATTAGGAACCAAAACATCTATTATTAATAAATTCTGCCAAAGTAACTGTTTTTACAGGTGCTTTGGAAACTATGTGTCGTAAAGGAATAAACCATTATGGCATCTTAAACATAATAGCAGACTATTCAACTGCAATTTTCTAATTCTCCAAATTTTAATAAGCTATAGTAATAGCTCCATCAAGATGTTTGGAAAATTCATTAAATAAATCATTTTAAAAATTAATTCTATTAAATTTATAATTTTAACCAACATGTGCCTCCAAATACCTAGATTTTATCACTGAAAAATTCGCAGGGGTATAACCAGGGAATGATATGAGTAATGGGGTTACATGTGAAACCACTTATCTATCAACAAATATACATTTATCTCGCCCATTGAATTAAGTATGAACACTAATATCCCTATTTTAATATAAGGGATAATTTATAGCTGGCTTTTTAGACAACACAACAGCATAACTGTTAAAACCGACTGAAATCTTCAAATGTTATATTATCTCTGAACTAGGAACGTAATCAATTCCCCATTGAATATAATCAATAACATGATTTTCTCGCAAAGTACACATTTTTCCTCCACCAGCAGCTGATGTCATGTAACCTTCACCAAAATATAAAGCGCTTTTATCTAATTAATCAGAATATTAAAAATCAGTAATAAAAAACAATTCACCATCTTATTCATTCACAAATATGTCCAAATAATCCATAATAAAATCTATCACTGGGCTGATAGATTTGTGAGTCAATTCTTCTAACTTCACATCGACATTTAATAATTAATTCAAATAATCTATTTAAACCGAGGTTAAAAATATAGATGTATAGACCTAATTATTATTTTTAGACGAACTGGATTCTAAAGTTATGCTATTATCTCTTTTAGTGAATGTATTAGAACGTTTTTCAGAAGATGACTAATCTTTTAACATAGTTATATCACTCAACTAATCCCCATCAATCTTATTTATAATTTCATTAAATTTAACAACATTAGATTTGGAGATATGAGTGTCGTTATTAACTTCAGGTCTATTATTTTACTTCTTCTTCTTTACACTAATCATACTTTCTTGATTATCCTGATTCAAGAGATATTTGGGATATCTAGAGGAATCCACATGTTATGGAACAACATATGCATGATAATCAGCTACAATTATACAAGCTCTTTCAATATCTTAAAAATCTTAACCGTTAATTAATTCAGGATCTATTGAGTGAATGTAGAGTCCTAAAGATTATTTCAACAATAATTAAAATTACTAAAAATTACCTTAATTTATAGTGAATCTACGTGGTTAGTGATCCACATCATACATATTAAGAGTATATTAACTCTTATTTTAAGTTTTTTCTTAAATGTAAGCATGTACTGCACCGAACCATCCATTAAAAGATCTGATAATCAAGTCTTTATCAGCTTTCTTTTTATCTTTCATAAGGAAGGAAGATACCTAAGTATCGAAATCATAATCTTCAGCATTTTTAAAGAAGAGAGCTGCATAAACAGCAGATGAAATACAGCAATCATTTATGGTATCCTTAGTGAAGTTACAATCTGGAGCTGAATAGGTAGGTTATGAATATATACTTTTCTTAACAAATAAGTAAGATTAAGTATCTACACCAGCAGTATCACCAGCGTATTTTCCTTATTTGTGACCAGCACCTATACTGAGATCTAAGTTATAAGCATTATAAAGATCTAATAGTAACTATTAAAAGTTAACAACTTGAGGACTACCAATTTTTAAAACATAATAAAACAAATTTTTAAGGAACTAGCTGATTAATACGAAGAAAATAATCATTAACTATGTTCTAACTAAACCGAAGCTGATTAATAGAACTTACAAATTTATAAGTATTTAAGGAACCCAACTAAAGAACAAATATATGAATGCATAGTAAAACATTAGGAATACTGAAGTAAGCTAATCTCTTTACATATTGGAGATCTTAAAGAATAAGAAGATCTAGAAGCAGTTGTAGAAAGATATATCATAGGCTAAAAATTGTTTTTCCAAAAACTTAGCAGCGCCATCTGATCCGAATTTATTAACAGACGCATCTACATTTAAAGTGATGGGAAAGTTTTAATAAACGAATTGCATTAAGCAATATCCATGGTACAGACTGAGCAATGAAGAGATAGAAAATTCCCTGATGTATTTTTACATTTTCTAACGCGTACTAACATTACTCTAATCGAAGCGACTTCCACCTTTGGGTCTAGCTCCGATGTTTTTTAAGGTAAACTTCCTAGGTCGTGCGATAGTAAATTTACCGTAAACACAGATC